GGCAGCAGGTAAGCCTATTAGCCAGGAAATACCAGTTGCAGAGCTGATGGAAGAGGAAGATGCGGAGATTGCGACGTCGCAACTGCTTCCGGAAGAGACTGCTGCCAATGAGCAGCGGAATGAACCTGTAGAAGCTGCCGAAAAGAAGCAAATGGGTCATTGCTTACACCGCCCAGAATATGGGTGTTCTTTGCCAGAAGAATATATGCACCGGCCCGGAAGTGGAATGGACTGTGCGCATGAGTGCTGTTGGGAGTGTGTCAAACATGGGGAGTGCAAGCTTGAATGCAACAGCTCAGCTAATCGCCCAGAGGTAGAGGAAGGGCAGCACTGGCCGAAGACATGCATAACTGGGAAAAGCAAGTATGGAAACTGCAACTGCTGCGGTGCTAATGGAGTGAAATGCTGTGCTGAATGTAAGGAAGACTGCAATTCCAGATGTGGCTGGTTGGATGAGACAGAGGCAGAAATTGCGACGTCGCAAACGGATACAGAAGCTTCCACAAATGAAGCGAAAGAACGTACAGACATAGAACTCCTGAGAGAACTGCTAGAGAGAAAGAAGCAGCTTCTTGCTAAATGCCTGGAAGCTCCCGGCATTGATAAGTCAGATGAGCATATCAGAATGCAAAAGCTGGAAGTAGGTGCTTTGGCTTCCATGCTGTGTGAGCTGGAAGATTTGGAAGAGAAAAAGGATAGACCGAAGCAGCCAGAGCTTCCACCGCTTAGGAACAATGATCAGAGAGCAGCTTTTATTGATGCGTATGAGACCTGGCCACTCTGGATCGACAACCAGGAGACAGGTGAGCGGTATTACCGGTATGATCTTCCAGATGGGACAAGCTTTGTTATCAAGACGTATCACTCCATGCTCTATGACTGGAAAGCCGATGTTGCCATGAGGTACAAGGAAGGGTATGGAGCAAATGAGGAGTATCTTCTAGAGTCTGGAAAGTTCTTTAGGGACTGCCGGGCAAACCGGACTACGTTGATTGAAAAGCTGAAAGAGATACAGAAAGGGGAAAGACAATGAAGATAAAACAGATAGCGATCGATGAAGCACTGGAACTGCACAAAAGAGGGCTTATGGTGGGAGTACTCCAGCCGGTAGTACCGGAACCTAAGAACCTGGATGATTATGAGTTCCTGACATTGAAGAAGATTTTGGATGGCTGTGAGTTCTTCCGGATCGTGCCGGAGAAAGAAAAAAGAGAGACAGAGTCAGCTGAGGAGAAGCCGGCAGAAGTAGCAGAGCCAAAGGCAGTGGAAGAGAAGGCAGTTATGGAAACCAAGGAGAAGCCGGAGCCACCAAAGCCAGAAGCAACAAACAAAAAGCAGATTGATGTTGGAAAAATGAAGGCGCTTCACAATGCAGGATGGAGCATGAAGCAGATCGCTGAGGAAATGCAGCTTGCACCAAGTACAGTATGCGGGTATTTGAAGAAGATGGAGGAAGGAAATGAAAAGACTAACAGAAAAGGATGAGCTGGGTAACTGGTATCTGAAGGGTGTCAGGTGGGAGCAACTGCGTACAGGCCAGGTAATCACCAAAGAAGTAGGTGAAAAGCTGTATGGTGCGCTGTGTAAGCTTAGGGACTATGAAGATACAGGCTGTATCCCGGACGGCATAGCAGATTTGGTAGAGAATTATGCAAAAGCAATGACACTTTTGGCAGGTCAGATAGAAGAGCATAGCTGGATCCCGGTGGAAGAGAGACTTCCGGAAGAAGATGAATATGTCCTGATGTCATTTGAGAATTTCACGCTTCCGATAATTGGACGGTATGAAAAAGATAATGATGGTGGTGGAGCATGGTATGCCGGTGATGATGATGGATGCGATACTTGCAGCAGCCAGGATTTATTTGTGAATGCTTGGATGCCACTTCAGAAGCCATACAGGGCAGAGATAGAAGAAAAGCCCGATGCAAGTGCCGACTGGAAAGGCCACTACATGGACCGGTTTGAGAAAGTTGAATAAAGAAATTGACTTTTGAGTTGATTTTTTAGTTGTCAGTTGAGTTATTGGTAGGAAATTAAATTAAGATCAGGAGAAAGGTCAATGGATCGAACATTAAAGGCTGTATATATTTGGATAGTGCTGGCCCTGGTCTGGATGGGATTAGAGCTGTTACTGTACGGCGAAATCCAGCCGAGGACAGTAGATGATATTATGTGGTTTCTGTTTTTGCCATTTATTTATATGGCGGTAAATTAAGATTCCAGAAGGAGATTTTAGAACGTAAAAGATGAAAAGTTTACAATTGTATGTATGTGACCATTGTGGTACGCAGTATAAAGACAAAAATGAGTGTAAGCAGTGCGAAAGTAACCATAAGTCTGCACTAGAAATTCATGACATGAGGTTTCACGCATCCAAGGAAAGCATCAATTATCCGGACAAAGTGGAATTAAAAATGGCAGACGGTAAGATGATCTGGTATCATCGGTAAATTTAAGATTTTTAATGGAGAGCGAGGGAATGACAAGATCAGAAACAACAAAATTCCTTGGCCAGCTTCTGATTAGCCAGTATTTTTCTGGTTTCGGCAAACACTGGGCCAGTGAAGTAAGCGTGGATCCTTGGAGTGCAAAAGGAAAACGAGTTGATTTTATGCAGTTTTCACCAGGGGATCAGATGTCTATATCGGGAATAGAAAAGGGAATATTTACCTGTTACGAGGTAAAGAGCTGCAAAGAAGATGTTTACAGCGGGAATGGTTTGAACTTCCTGGGAGAGAAAAACTATATTGTAACAACAATGGAGTGCTACAAAGACATTTTGCCAGATTTAAGAGGAAACAAGTTTCACAAGCATTTGCAAGAATGTTTCCAAGAATCTTCTGACTATTTCGGCATAATGGTTGCTATACCAGAATGGCGAAAAGCAACAGAGGAGTTTGAGGATCCGACCTCGTTGGATGGCAACACACAGAACTGGAAACTGGCGACTATATTACCGTGCAGACCAGGGCCGCGGCGCAGATCAATGACAGAACTGTTGTTTTGTATGTTGCGCAGCGGGCGCTGAGAAAAGAAAGGCAATAAATTAAGATTTGGAGGAGTAAGCAATGTCGGTGTTTATCGGGAACAAAGAGTTTCTGGATTGTACAGAATGTCCGAGATGTAAGCCACAAGACGGTCTAAAACATGGCGTAAGATATGGCATCTGTGGCATGGGCGGAAACCTCGTATATCTTGAACCGTGGAAAGAACGGAGGACATGCGGATCAGGCTGGATCCATCACCATGTGTCTAGCTGTGCTTTGTATGAGAAGAAGGGAACACAATTGCCAAATGATGTAAACTGAAATTTAGAGGATGGTATATAAAATGATGATCGAAGCAATTGGAAGTGCAGCGATGCTGGAGCAACTGGCAGAAGAGTCGGCTGAACTTGCACAGGCAGCATTAAAAGCGGCACGGATTTTACGCGATGATAATCCTACTCCAGTAACGTTACCAGAGGCTTGTGCAGCTGTGATAGAAGAGTATACCGACGTAGTTCAATGTGCGGGAGAAGTGGGACTGGGAGTTGATTTTAAGCAAATGCAAGAGAAACTAGAACGCTTTAAAAAGAGAGCGAAAGCAGTGCGTAAATTGTAGGAGACTATCGTAATGTGGAAACGAGTAAATCCTAACGTGGAGTATGTGATAGCTGTCATGCGCAAGAAGGGAGAGGACATAAAGAATGGGATTAGTAAAGTCAGATGCCCAGAGAAAGGCAAACCAGCTGCAAAGGAAAAGTGCCATAGCCGCATCAGACCATGAGATTATTAACGGGCCGAAGCCTACAACCTGGTCAGCCAGGATGCCAGCCTATGCGGGGACAAGCCTTTGCCCGGATCCGGAGCTACGGAGGATACCAGATGAGTAAGAGAAAGACACCGGCGCAGGCTCTGGAAGAGTTTCTAAGCTACTATGATGAGAGCATTTTAGAATACAGGTATGCTTGCGATAAGGTCGTTGAAGAGGACAAGCGTCTCCAGGACTTTCTTCATGAAATGGAATTTGCCAAGGACCGGAACGAAAGGAACCGGATTGCAGCAAGCCTTCAGCAGAGCAGAAGAACCAGACGGATTAATAAAGATATGGCAAAGATGAATGAGAAGTTGGTGAAGTTTTTCGAGGATCAGAAGAACAGGGATACCTTAAATCGGTTACGGCAACTTCTAGGTCAGCAGAGGAAGGAAGAGGAGTACCTTCTGGGAGAACGTACATACAAACCAAGAGCAGGAATGAGGTGATACCGTTGGCGAAGATAAAGATAACCAGGAAGCTTCTGAGCAGTTACCGAAAGCTTAAGAAAGAAATCGTAGTTCTGGAATTGGAACTGGTAGAGATGATGGAAGGTGATAACGGGATTGGTGTCAGTGTTGTTATGGACTACAAGAAAGGTTATCCCAGGCCAGAAGCTGTTCCGGGTTTTGACTGGAAGCTACGTGACCGCCGTGAGAAGATACTGGATAACAAGAAAGCACGGTGCAAGGCTGTGGAGGACTGGATAAGATCTATTGAAGACGGTCAGGCACGATATGTGTTCCGGATGTTCTACATAGAGGGAATGACGTGGGACAGGATTGCCGCAAAGATTGGATACAGTAATAGTCCAGACTATCCAAGACTCTATATAAGGGATAAGTATTTGAAAGAGCATAATATTTTGTAAAAATATCGTTTATATCGCTTGTATCGTAATACAATAGAGTGGAAGCCAAAGGCATACGGCCGGCGGCTTACGTCGAACCCCACCAGGCAGCAGGCGAAAGCTTGTTGCCTCCCCCTTGGAACGTAGCTCAGTAGGTAGAGCAATGGCTTGTGTCCTAAGCGAAGGTTCGAGCCCTTCCGTTCCGATGATTTTAGTTGCTATCAGTATTTCCTTCTCCTTTTTGAAAGCGCCTGTCGTGAGATAGGTGCTTTTCTTTTGTCGAATTTGAGGTATGATAAAAGAAAAGAGGGGGTAAAGTATGAGGTTATTAGAGAGACGAAAAGATGAAACGAAGATAACAGATTACAAAGTACGAGCCATCGGTGCCTATGAAGAGGCACTTCAATATTTGGATGCCGCAGAAAAAATGGATTCAAAACGCTGTGAATTACATTTGCTTAGTCCGACGATTACGATGGGTGTGTTTGCGTGTGAGTTGTTTAGCAAGTCAATTGCATATGCGTGTAGCCAGCAAAGTGAAATACGTGGGCATAAATTAAAAACCGATATTTATAAGATGTTTTCGGAAGAAACGAGAAATAATCTTAAAAATAGTGTATATGATAAACAGCATTTCGAAGAATATGTGTCCGACATAGAAGAGCTGTTTGAAGTTTGGAGATACAATTTTGAATATGAGAAGAAGACATCTCATTATTCGTTCGTACTTGAGTATGCAAGAGCGTTAAAGACAGAATGTGAGAGAATTTTACTAGAAAAAGAATTGTTACCAATTAATGCTTGACATTTTCGATGCAGAGGAGTCACCCAGCGTGGCTCCTTTTCTATACCTAAAACCGACGAAAGCGAGGTGAGCCCAAAATGACAGAAAAACAGAAGATTTTCGCAGATGAATATCTCATTGACCTGAATGCCACGCGGGCTTACAAGGTCGCTTATCCAAGAGTGAAGAATGATGAAGTTGCAGCAGCTGCAGCCACAAGATTGTTAAGAAATGTTAAGGTTGCAGCTTATATCTCAGAACGCATGCAGGAGCGCCAGAAACGGACGGAGGTCACACAGGACCGCGTGATTGAAGAACTGGCTGCGATCGCCTTTGCCAAGGCTACAGACTTTGTACAGATCTCTCATGGAAACGTGATCCTGACGGATACCAGTAAACTGTCGGAGAATCAGATCAAGGCTATTGCCGGGATCAAAGAAGGAAAGAACGGTATAGAGCTTAAGTTAAATGATAAAGAAAAGGCTCTGGAGCTTCTGGGACGGCATCTTGGCATGTTTAAGGATAAGCTGGAAGTTACAGGATTGGAAACAGAGCAGACTAAGCTGGATGACCTGATCCGGCAGATGCGTGGTGGTGGATAGTGAGTGCAGAACGTTTGTTGTTATCAGATAAATACAAAGCCTTTCTCAGATGTGATGCGCCGGTAGAGTTCCTGGAAGGGACAACAGCGGCCGGAAAAACCACAGTAGGGCTGTTTAAGTTCATGCTGAAAGTGGCAGAGTCTCCCAAGAAGCTGCACATCATAGCAGCCAAGGATACCGGTACTGCTGAGAAGAACATCATCAACAAAGATCTTGGCATCATGGATGATTTTGGTGTCCTCGTTGAGTACAACGGCAACGGGACTAAGGACGATAAGATCCCCCATATCCTGTTCCATACTTCCGGTGGTGATAAAGTCATATACGTGATGGGCTACGGTGACAAGAAGAAATGGCAGAAGGCTCTGGGTGGTCAGTATGGCTGCCTGTATATTGATGAGATCAACACAGCTGATATAGACTTTGTACGAGAGGCGGCTATGCGTTGTGATTATCTCATGGCTACGCTTAATCCGGATGATCCGTCATTACCGGTGTATAAAGAGTACATCAACTGCTCCCGGCCTCTGCCAGAGTGGGAAGAGGAAACACCACAGGAAATCAAAGATGAATTGAAAGAAGAACCAAAGCACGGCTGGGTGCATTGGTTCTTTTCTTTTGCCCATAATCTGGGCCTGCCTAAGGAAAAGCTGGACAAAATCTTGGCTAATACACCGAAAGGCACGAAGATCTGGAAGAATAAGATCCAGGGGCTGCGAGGTAAGGCAACAGGCCTGGTATTCTCCAATTTTAGCAGAAAGGTGCATGTAAAATCCAAAGAATGGGCGAAGCAATTCGTCCAAGCATCAACCGGCCCCAAAAAGCAGGAATTTTTTATGTACTTTTCAGCTGGGATTGATACATCCTACTCCCAGAAGTCCCCGGATACAATAGCATTGTCTTTTATTGGCATCACCAATAAAGGCAGGTGCATTGTATTAGATGAAAAGGTATACAGCAATGCAGAGCTGGAAAAACCGCTTGCACCTTCTGATACGGTAGTAAACATTGTTGCTTTCATGGATCGGAATCGAAAAGAATGGGGACTAGCCCGGAATGCCTTCCTGGATAACGCTGATCAGGCAACGATGCAGGAGTGGAATAAATACAAACGCAGGAATGGCTGCATGTATGTGTTGAATGATGCCTGGAAAAAAATGGAGATCATAGACCGTATCAATATGCAGCTTGGCTGGTTGGCTTATGAAGAAGATAACGATCCGTGCTTCTATGTGCTTGATACTTGTCCAAATTATATACATGAATTAGAAGTATATAGCTGGCAGGAAGATAAGGATAACACACCGGAAGACGGTCATGATCATATGGTCAATTCCGTACAATATGCATGGATTCCGTACCAGAGTAAGATTTATAGAGGATGATAAGAATGAACTGGATTCAGAATTTTGTTAAAAAGCTGTTCCGGATAGATACAAGGCAGGACAGGGAGGTGGTGATCATTGAGCCACATACCTTTCAGGCTAATGTGATCCGGAATAAATTGTGGTATCGTGGAGATTCTGCAGAGATTGAGCAATACTTTCAGAAAACTGCACGCTGGAGTGTAGAAAAAGCGCGTTTCTGGGCAGCCAAAGCTCAGGGAAGTGTCAGAAAAATGCATAGCGGTATTGTGGCCGTAGTTATTGATCGATATAAAGATATTGTTTTGGCAGATATGAATAGTATTTCTTTTGGAGATGACCAGGAAGGTTTAGAAGAACTCTGGGATAAGATTTTCCAGAAAGAAAGATTAAATGACGTGATCGGAGAAGGCATTGCGGGAGCTTTGGCTTCAGGTGACGGGGCGTTTAAAATAACGGCAGACGAATGCAGTAAGTATCCGATCGTAGAATTTTATGATGCTGAAAATGTAGATTTTGTATATGTTCATTCGCGGCTTAAAGAGATCAAATTTTATACTGACTATAAAGACGGAAATAAGAATTTTCGGCTGGAAGAGGCATATGGCAATGGATATATCATATACAAATTGTATGATGATGCAGGGAAAGAAACGGAGTTAAAGAGGCTGCCAGAAACAGCACATCTGTTTGATGTTGGTGTGCCAGGAGACATAATGCTTGCAGCCCCGTTGAGGATCTTTTCTTCCGTGAAATACAAAGGGCGGGGAAAGGCGCTGTTTGATAGCAAGACAGACGTAATTGACGGCCTGGATGAAGTAATAAGCCAGTGGGTCGATGCAATCCGTATGGGAC